ATCTTAGGACTTACTAACTGTGGATTCAATTCATCATTGATGAAAAGTAAATAATAAGTTTTTGAATTAGTAGGTCCGGGAGAAGTATTATATATTGGTACCGTTAATGTTCTGTAACTTAAAGGGAACAATTTTTTAATACTTAGTAAATCAGCGAGACTAACGACATTTTTGGTAGTGCAATTTAATATTTGTAATATTGTATTTAAATCATCACCTACTATTACTAAGAACGCTCCGTAAAGTTTTTGTTCTTGTAATGTAGTAGGTGTCACGTTGCCGGTGGCTATTTCAGTGATTTCTTGTTGGGATAATCCTGAGGCTAGACACGCTAACGCAACTGATTGGGTAATAGCGTTATTATTATTTAATATCTTTAACAAGTTTGAAGGTAATCCAAAATTCTTAATATATTGAAGATTTATTGCTTTGCCTAAGTTGATTAAATCTTGTCCGAATGCTCTAGCAGATAAACTCACTCCTGTTATATCTGCGCTAGCAAGATCATCTTGATTACTATACGTACCTTGCAAAAATGTGAAAGAATCTTGAACTGCAAATAATGCTTTGTTACTATAATTTACAAAACCATCCGCTTGAAGTAATGAATCTGTAAAGTCTTTATAACTTGGATTAACATCAATTGTGGTTCCGTCTGTTTCTGCGTTGAAATAAAATTCGTTATAGGCTTGTAATGCTATAGCACGGACCCAACCCCACTTAGTAACTTCGCTATTAGGATTGGTTCCTGCAGGATCTCCGCTGTCCCATGGATCCCAACTTGCTTGTTGTCCGTGATCAACGTTTCCTGAAATAGCGAAACCTGTATTTGCAGGTCCGCCGAATTTCGTCCATACACCGCTAGGGTCATCAACCTGGTATGTAGGAGGTTTACTATTACCTAATGCCGCTATACGACTTTGTCCTATGTTCAACATAGCATCATAAGTAGCATTTGTTATTTCTCCGGGACCTGAGGGAGGTAGGTCTGTTCTAGCCCATGCTTCTTTCAATGCATATGTTACCCACTTTAGGCAAGTATCGTTGACGATTTTACCTGGATCATACTCAGCATTGTTTATACTTTTACCGAAATAACTTTCTGCTATAGGATTAATGTGAAATGTATTATCATTTGGTGTGGCAATATCATGGCCGGCTAATATTGAGCCATAAACATTAACTCCTAAGGGACTTTGCTTTCCTGTATCGGCCATGTATTATTCGACAAACACGTTGTCGCTACCTTCTACTATCTTATGACCGCAAGTGTTGCCACTACCTACTCTTAATACAGGATCTCCATCTGCAAATACAGTAGGACTACCCTCTGTCGTTTTTGCAGAATTGTGTGGCTTCTTATTTTTCTTAGGCTCATGCGGTGTGATGTCGCTTGAATGTAAACCTACAGGAATATTATTGCAAAACACAGTACTTGCGCCGCGAACTATCTTACCGCCTGTAGTATTTTTATCACCCTTACGACTCAATTGTGGCATGTTTTATCCTAATATCATTTTCTTGCTAGGTACTTGTATACCTGTAGTCGCTTCGAGGTATTTCAACTTAACTGATTCCTCAGTATCCGCGACCAACGAAACGCTACTAGTATTTAGTCTGACTTTTCCACGCTGGTCGTTAGTGAACAAACTAGGCATCAATCCCATTCCTTGCGGACCTGGGGCTATAGAAACCGGGGTGTCTAGCAATACATAGTTATCGTTGACTTCTGTTACTTTAGCGACTAACTCTTCACCGCTATTTAATTTAAATGTGTATGTCTCATCTGTCTTAAGATTCATTTATTTCTCCTGATCAAATCTCTGTTTAAGGTCATCGAACCCACCTACATATTCCTCACCTAAGAAAATCTGCGGTACTGTTCGTGCTGTGGGTACACTTTCTAATAGTTGTTCTTTTGTCCAACTATGTCCAATCTTGCGTTCTTCAATCTCTATCCCTTTTTGTGTAAGCAATGCTTTGGCTTGAACACAATAAGGGCAGTGGTCTTTAGTCCATATAAGGGCTTTCATAATCATTCTCCTTTATTATAGTTATAGTGACGGAAGGTCGTCGTAATTTAATTGATCGCTCATGACACCTATGACGTAATTGGTGCTTTCGCTTTCTTGTAGTGCAGTCTGCTTCTTGCTAGTTTCGCTATGTTTATTGAACCATGGTATAGGAGTACTCTTAGGAGCAGGATTTTGATACTTGATACCAATATCTTTTAATGCGCTTGCCGCAGTATAATCGACAAAATCTTTTAAGATGTTCGCATTCAGGCCTATGACTGATCCTTTCTTGAATAGATAGTCAGCCCATTCTTTCTCTTCACGTATGACATCTAAGTACATAGAGTATACTTCTTGTTCACACTCTTGTTTTGCTTTTGCAAATCGTGGATCTTCTTTGACTACTTGATTGATCATCCAAGCAGTCCATTCTTTGTGTAATAGTTCGTCTTGTAGAATCAAACTGATGATATTGCCATTACCGATAAAGATTTTGTTCTCGACCATAGCCAAACTTGTAGCAAATGATACCATAAAGCGGAATGCTTCTAATGCGTAACTAGCATTGAGTGCTAACCAAATTGCTTTGATATGCACTGTTTCTAATACTGTTTCCTTTGTTGGGTCAGCAATTTCTTTCAGACAATTTAATCTGTGCAAGTCGTCATAATACTTACCCACACTACTAGCCATGTCAACAATCTCATTAGTGTCATGGATAGTATTGAATACTTCTTTAGGTACATTATAGATGTTACGAATGATATGACTATAACTACGGCTATGAATGTTAGTCTCAAAGAAACTCCAATTATACATCAGTGCTTCTAATTCAGGCAGGCTAACGATAGGTGTGAATACTTGCGCGGGACCGCGTCCTTGTAAACTATCAAGTGCTGTTTGTCTTAATAAGTTACTAGTAAAGATATGTTTCACCGCATCACTTGCTTCTTTAAAATCGTTGGCATCTTTAGTAAGACTAATTTCTTCTGGAACCCAAAAGAAACCACGTGCTGTCTGTTCAATTTTTTGTAGTTTGTTATACTTTACTTCTTCAAATCGTTGAATGGTTACAGGACCCTGTGGATCCAAAAACATCTTGCGATTTAGGTAGTCTGTTTTTGTTTTTAAATTATATTGTGCTTTGCTCATTGTTTTTCCTTAAATAATTTTTCAAGAAATTGTTTTACATTTATCACTTAATGTTTTTTCCTATAATCTTCTACGGCTGCTTTGATAGCATCTTCTGCTAATATAGAGCAATGTATCTTAACTGGCGGTAATGCTAGTTCTTCGGCGATTTGACTGTTTTTGAGTTGTCCTGCTTCGTCAAGGGTTTTGCCTTTGACCCACTCTGTAACAAGACTGGAACTTGCGATTGCCGAGCCGCAGCCATACGTTTTAAATTTTGCGTCTGTAATAATACCTGTAACATCATCTACCTTTATTTGTAATTTCATCACATCACCGCATGCCGGTGCACCTACCATTCCAGTACCTACACTATCATCGTCTTTTGCAAAACTACCTACATTACGAGGATTCTCGTAATGGTCAACCACTTGTGCGCTATAGGCCATTATATCATCCTTTCTTAAAGTTTGCAAGCCTCGCAATCATCATCTTCTGATGTTGCTACTTCTTGTGCTAACGGTTTTTCTTCTACTGATTTTGATCCAGCCTTATTGATGAGACTGTAGTAGAATGTCTTCAGTCCCCAACTATGTGCCAACATCAAATTCTTAGCGATTAATGTTGTTGGAACTTTACGATCTGTGAAGTGTGCAGGATTGTAGAATGTGTTGGTTGATATACTTTGATCTACATATGCGGCTAATACTGCGGCAGTCTTTAAATAACCATCACAGTCTTTCTGTTCCCACATCAATTGATATTTATTTTTTAACTTTTGATATTCGGGTACAACTTGTGTAAAAGACCCGGCCTTGCTTTCTTTAGTTGAGATAAGTGACATGGGCATTTCAATACCATTAGTGCTGTTAATGACCACGCTACTAGACTCAACAGGAGCGATGGCCATAAGCGTTGCATTTCGTACCCCATACTTTAACATATCTTGTCTTAGTGGTTCCCAATCCAATTCAGTATTGAAGTCTGCAAGTTGGTTCACACCTTTACTACGTAACTCCCAAGGGAATATACCTTGACCATAACGTGTCTTATCACTATCTACACACTTGCCACGTTCTTTAGCAAGTTCAACTGTTGCTTCAGTCAGATAATATGCTTGATGCTCCATCCAACTTTTAACATCTTGAAGTGCATCTTTCTCTCCATATCTATAGCCGCGCTTGGCATGCCAGTATGCTAGATTAGTTACACCGATGCCTAATGGACTAATCTCGTCATTGCTTAGTTTGCTTTGAATACTTAGGAAGTCCTGGTAGTCAAGAATATTACAGAGGCTGCGCTGAAGAATGCGGCAAGCCCTGCGCATGTCCTCAGGGTTTCGGAATGCCCCCCAATTAATGGACCCCAAAGTGCAAAGTGCGATTCGACCACTAGGATCATCAAGACGCTTAAAAGGTTTAGTAGGTAAAAGTATCTCACAGCATAAGTTTGACTGATAGATCGGATGATATTCAGGATCAAAGGATCCTTGATTCATCACATTGTCAATAAAGACAAGATAGATACGACCCGTGTCAGTTCTCTCCTTTAAAATTCCGCCCTTGAATACATCTTCAGCATTCATAGTTTTCTTACGCAAATCTTTGCGCTTCTCATATTTGACGTAAAGTTCTTCAAACTTCGCACAATCTGAATAGAAAGCCTCATATAAGTCTGGGACTTCGTTAGGATCGAAAAAAGTTATGTTTTCTTTGTTTTTGAATCTTCTCCAGAAGAAAGCACTAAGCACAACCCCATAATCCATATGACGGACTCGGGTTTCTTCGGTTCCTTGGTTGTTCTTGAGTACAATAAGGTCGTCAAACTGGTGATGCCAGATTGGATAAAAGATAGTAGCACTTGCATTGCGAATTCCTCCTTGTGAACATGAACGCAGGTCTCCAAACCATTTCTTTAAAAATGGAATCATACCTGTATGCATGATTTCGCCGCCCCTAATGGGACTTCCTAAAGGACGTAGTCGCCCAATTTCTAAACCAATACCAGCTCGTTTGCTGGCATACTTTGCCATCATTTCTCCGGACGCAAAAATTGAGTCCAGATCGTCGTCGCTTCTGATGAGTACGCAAGAACTAAACTGTTTGGTGGGAGTACCAAGGCCAGCAAGTACAGGAGTAGCAAGAGTAAAAAGACCGTCACTAGCCGCGTTGTAGTATTCTTTAATATAACGCATACGAGCCGCGTTAGGTTCTTCCTTATGGAACACAGTAGCGGCTGCAACCATGTATCTAATCTGAGGAGTTTCATAAGTTTCTTTCGTTGCTCTATTCTTTACTAGATATTTTTCAATAAGTTGCTCAATAGCGGCATAACTATACTGCTCGTCTTTATCATGCTCTAGCATATCGTTCATCTTATTCCAATCGTCTTCGCTATACCACTCTAGTAGTTCATGCGAGTATAGTCCAGCCTTTACATTTTTTTGTACTATCTGGTAGAGAGACAATGGTGTATAACTTCCATAAACATCTTTACGCAACATACTGAGACGTTGTTTGCCAGCCACATATTGATAATTAGTATGACCGATGTCCGGATTACTTTCTACGTCGATTAAATCTACTATGGCTCGTAATGTAATTTCATCTATGGTTCTAGTTGTGATACCATCATAAAAATGGGGCTGTGCTTTGATTTCAATCATCGACTGACTTACATCTGCAATACCTTTACATATTTTTGCAACCTGTGCTTGCCATTTTTCAACGGCTAGAGGTTCTTGTGCGCCTGAGCGTTTAATAACGTTTAATTTCATTGTTAACCTATCTTATTATATAGTGGGGAAATATCTAGTGTTCTAGTTATCTTAAAGTCTGTGATGAGATTATTTACTACCGTATCAGGCCAATAATTCAGCACATATTTTGCATCATCAACTAGGACTAATACCACTTCATTGCTATTATCGTCTATTGCTTCTACAAGTTCAATATTTTTGGTATCCGACAAGATAAGGGTGTAAATCATACCCAATGCTCTACCATAATAACAATATAGATTATCTGATATCAATTGCCATGGATCAGGCCAATCATTGATATAGTCGGTATGTAGATAATGGGTCATCAAAGGTACCCGTTGCCAGAAATTGTCTATTTCAACACATCTCTGATCAATGGGTAATTGAGGGATTTTCTCTCTGAGGGTAGCCCACGCCCTAAGGCGCGTCTCGTAGTCGAGTATAAAAACGTTAGTCACGCTTTTACTTATCGCAGGAAAGAAGTCGATAGATATTAGAATCTACCGACTGCTACTTCGATTACGCCTGAACCACCTTCAAAGTTTTCTAGTGCTTTACCTAATATAGTACCTGCACGTGCCATATTATTTGCAACAGCACGACCATCTGCACCGCTTACCATTAAATCGCCTTTAGCAATCGGGCCGTGTACTTTAACTGGAACACGACCTTGTAGTGCTATTGTAGCGATATGTGCGCCTGCACAGTCATTATTCATAGTGTATGCTGGGTTAGTTGATACAACTCCTGCTACACGATGTGAATCATAATCTGTTGATAGTGTTACTTCATGGGCACCGCCGAATATCAATACTGTACCGGCTTCATAATCTGCATCAGCAACATATTTTTCTGCCAAGTCAGCGTAAGTAGCATTCAATCTTGAACCAGCACTTAATGACCAGTTACCAGTAATTGTACCTGCAGTAGAGTTTGCACCGGTTGTTAGAGTCGTACCAAAGTGAGTTGCTGTACCTGTACCAATTTGAACTGCTCCGGTCAATGTACCAGATAATGTTAAGCCAGTCAATGTACCGACTGATGTGATGTTTGGTTGTGCCGCAGTTGTTACAGTGCCTGCTGTAGTTGCAGTTGGAACTGTTCCAGTTACGCTAACTGTGACTCCGCCAGTTGCGGCGCTGACTGCAATGTTAGTACCTGCACTAATACTAGTTACACCAGTATTAGTAATAGTTACACCAGTACTACCGTTATAACTTGTGCCACCAAGACCTGTACCAATTGTGAGTGCATTAGTTGCTGTTGCAGTAATAGTACCAGATCCACCAAGTGAAATTGATGTGCCGTTAACAGTTAATGAACTATTGGCAAGTCTTGCTTGTGCTAATGTACCAGAACTGATATTACTTGCGTTCAATGCAGTTAGAGCAGAACCATTACCAGTAAAGACACCAGTGTTTGCTGTGATATTTGCAGCCGTTATAGTGCCGCTTACGCCCAATGATGTTAAAGTACCAACACTAGTGATCTGTGACTGGCTTGCGTTTACGCTAAATGTTAGATTAGCAAGAGTTAGGCCGGTGCCTGCAAGATAAACTTGTGAACTACTGAACTGAGCGAATGTAATATTAGAAGTGCCAAATGTGATTGTTCCAGTAGGAGCATCAACAACATATGCGCTACCTTTATTGACATCACCGCCGCTTACAAAGAAGTAATTATTGAGACTCAATTCTCCGGCACCAGGACCGTATGAATCAGCATCAGTTGCACGGGTGATAACTGTCGTGCTTGTGTAAGTATAGATACCGTTATGCGCGG